ACTAATTGTCCTTTTTTGTTTCTTGCTCTAACAGGCTCGCCTGCTTCTTCGGCACTACCCTCTACTTTGACTTCCATTGCCCATCCGTTTTCTACAAACATAGACATAACTTCTGACTGCCATTTTTCTTTGGCTTCAACAACTTCGTCTGCCATATATAACCTTACATCAGTGCCTTCTTTATTTGCTGTTGCAGGTTTAGGAACTAAAATCTTATAACTTTTTGACATTTATTTTCTCCCTTAGGGTTGTGGGGGCAAAACCCCCACGTTCCCATGCTAAATTAAGCGTTATGTGCTGTAAAAGCGTTGTCTCCGCTATGTCTAGCGGCTCCTCTCACAACCATAGCACCGATAGGTGTACCGTTGGAGTGAGTTCCAGTCTTAGCTAGTACAACTCTAATGTATCTCTTGTTGCCAACGTAGCCTACACGGAAGATACCACCTGCTGAATCAGGGTTACCTCCTGCTGTACCATCTAGCTTCAGGAAGATTCCTCCTGCGGCGATAGTACCGTCTACTATGTCAGCTTGAGCGACATCAGTATAAGTTGAGTCATCATCGGATTCTTCTAAAGAAACCTCAAAATAAACAGAACTAGATAAAGTATCTCCTTCTGCTCCAACATCAACTAATACAGTTGCACTTTCATATCCTTGAAGATCAACACCTGTTCCATTACCTGCCGCAGTTTTAACCGCATTGATAATAGAAACAGCTGGATTAATATTATTAGATAAGTCTTGCATAATTTACTCCTTAAGCTGATACTTTTTGTTTAATGATAGCTTCGGCTTGTACAACTTGTCCACCAACCCTTCTTCTCGCAATGTATCTAACATTACCCGAAGTGGCTTGTGTGAATGGATCTCTTGTAACAGCTAAAGCAACTCTGTCTACGATCATGTAGGCTCTTCTGAAATCACCAAACAGAACAGGATAAGCACCTGCACCTACGTCTGGCATATCAGTAGCTTCTACATAAGGATATCCTAATATAGTATTAGGAACACCTGCTTGTAGAGACATCCCTGCTTGGAACACATATTGTCCTGCGGTGTCTTTTAGCTTTCTGATAGCTGATAAAGTACCTCTGTTAAAAACAAAAGAACCATTTCTGCTGTACTCAGATTTGATGCTATGTACCAATGTGATAAGACCATCAGCTAATAATGCTGTGCCGTTACCTGAATTGGCTTCGCTAACATCGCCATTAGTTAATAAACCTTCAGGTTTACCAACTGAGTTACCGCTAACAAATGCAGTTCCTTCAGCTTTTGCAAATTGCTCTGCAAACTCTGATTGCATCTCACTTTCTAGATCAAAGACAGTATCTTCTAAGTTTTGCTCAGAGATATCTACCAAAGCGTACAACTCATGCGCAGGTAGTTCTTCCAATCCTACTTCGTAACCAGTAGTCTCGGACCTTGTACCTTGCTCTGACACCCATTGGGCAGAGAATTGAGAAGTCCTTTTAGGCACTTGGATTGATCTTGATCCAGTGCTTCTCACTCTTGCTAGAGAACGAATAGGTGAGATTTCAGTTACAGTTTTTAGTAACTCTCTTACATATTCTGGTGGCGCAAGATATCCACCTGTTGAGTCATTGCTGACGGTTAATGCTTTCTTTTCTGCATCATCAAGACCTTCAATCCCTTTTCTGCAGTAAAGATCAAAAGCTGCTAGACCTTCATCAATTTGCTTGGATTCCAATCCTGAGTTTGGTCTCTTCATAAGAGTTTCAAGATTTTCAACCTGCTCTTTGATTCCGTCTTGAGCTTGTTTGGCTTGTGTGATTTCTTGGTTGATATCCTCAAGGCTATTAAGTTTTTCTTCAATAGCTTCAAGTTTAGAATCAACTAAAGTATCAACATTTTGCCCTTTTTCTATGCTATCAAGTCTTTCGTCATTAGCTTTTTTAAATTCTTCAAAAGTATGACCAATTTCTTCAATGGCATTTTTTATATCTTCAGACATAATTGCTCCTTAGAGTTGGTTAATAATTAATGTTAATTTTTTAATGGCTTCTACCACTTCTGCATTATCATCAACCTCTCGCTGAGTAAATGCCTGATTAACAGCTTTTGCTGCAACCTTCGCTTCTGAACGAGATAAGTTGAAAGCATCACGCAATCCGTTCTCCCATTCCCTTATGGAGATCTCCTCGCCTTTTACCTGACGAACCGTAGCTTTCGGATTCATAGGGAAAGTAACAAGGCTAATTTCCATTAAGTCTACCTCTTTGATAATACGTTGATTATTACGCTTATCAAAAGAAACCTCTTTAGGGTTTACACGAAAGCCTATACTCAGACCATCCAATGCACCCATTTTTAATAATTCATAAGCATCTCTGCCTGCCGTGGTACCAAGAGCCAATCTGCCTTTAACTCTTAGTCCGTGTGAATCTTCTCTTATCTCATCAAACACACCAATAGGCATATCTGATTTATGTTGATATAAAAGTTTTACACCTCTTGTACCTCTCTCTTGTAGGCTTTTTGTAAAGGCTCCTGTTTTAATTACATCATTACCTAAGTCTGTGTTATTAAATACAGAACCATAGCCTTCAAAAGTACCATCTTCGCCATCATTGGCTTTGATCTCTGAATGTACTTCTATGAAAGACTTAAGTTCAGCCACGTTGTCATCACAAGAACATCCAGCTTCTTTCTTCTTTGGCTTTTTAGGTTTTTTCATGCGACCACCATAACCATAACCTGATTCTTCATTTTCAAGTTCTTCGCCAGTTAATCTAGTGTAATCTGCGTGTGAGCCACAAGGCATAAAGACGGTATTACCATCTTCATCGTGACTGTGAGTTCCAGAGCAACCTATCTCTTCTGCTCTTGCCTCTGCTTCTGCTTCTGTAGTGAACACATCTTTGCTCACCTCTCTTTTTTCATCGTTGACCTGTTCTTCCTCTTTGGAATTATAACTTGAGTTACAGACTGCTAGCCTTTGGTCAGTGTCATATTCTTCCGTCATAGTGCTATCTCCCATACAACGACTCATAAAATTGCTTCTACTTTCTCCTGTTTTTGGCTTCGGTATTGGCATTATGTCTACATATAGTATCTGAATGATTAATCAAGCACAACATCTTGTTCATCTGCATAAATAATCACACATCTACAGTTAATTACATTTCTAGCACCACCTTTTGGATCACCTGCGTAAGCCATAGGGGCACCACCCACAATAAAGTCCTCATTCATAGGTCTTTGTTGTCCATTTGCTGCACTATGATGCGATCTTGTTCTGCCATCATTGGTAGAAGCCCATCTCTTAATCATAGACAGTCCTAAGTTGTCTTGTACTGTTTCATAGTAAGAATGATTTGCAAAGCTTGCGGCGTTATGCGTTTCTGTTCTAGCTATTGTTGCCGCCCTTACTCTTGCTATTGGCGCTACTCCACTTGCTATATTTCTTGCTATCTGATCCAGTGTTAAGTTATCTGACCTGCCATCTATAATAATTTTATTTACTCTATTTGCTATGCGTTGTGTTACGCCAGTCAGTATTAATGTTCTACCAGTGTAATAAGCGGTAACCAATCTTTCAAAGTCTATACTCTGCCCCATAACAAATACATCTTCTTCTTTAGTGCCTTTATCATGTATTTCATTGGCACTATTTATTATGGTTCTAAATACCTTTCTATAGTGTTGTGACATTACTGGTAAAAATTCTTCGTTTAGATCTTGTATGGCGGTGTTAAGGTCAAACACACCAAACTCTCTTAAAAGATAACCTCTTGTTGTTACAAATCTTCTAAATATAGTATTTAGCTTTCTAAACAGTTGCTTTTCTAAATTATCTCTTATTCTTTGTTGGCGTAGTGCTTCCCTTCTTGCGCTTATGCGACCTCTTCTTAAATTTCTAAACTGTTTTGTTTGTGGTAACACTATTTCTTTGGTCTGCCTTGTGAATCAGTAGGTCCCTTTGACTTAAGAGGATGTCCGTCAGGAAACAAATCAGTATCATGTTTACCACCTCTAAATCTACCAGTGCGTAAAGCGGCTAAATAAGAATTAACACGAGCATATGCCCAACGATCAGCACCACCTTGCCTTCTTACACTTGGTCTTACCGAGGTTGGATTAGTGTTATAAGCACCTACCCCACGTCTAAAAACAGCAGATAATGTTCTAAGGTTAGTTCTTTTCTTAGGATTGTCGCCATATTTTTCATTATGGTCATCTACTTTCTTTTTAAGACCTTCTTTGACTCTAGCTGATAGGGCAGGTGCCTTTTCTTCATCAAAAGGAATAAATTCAAAGTCTTCAAGATCAAGGTGTTTTGCCATTTCTCTTTCTATTTGATCTCTTTTCTTTCTAGCCCATGACTGTCCACTATCACCACCCCACAGAGCCCATGCTATACGTCCTGCGCTCGGATAACCTTTTTCTCCTGCACTAAATCCCTCTGCTTGTTTATCTACTTCGTGCCTAGAAAAGAAACTGTGCATACGTTTAATTGTTGAAATAGACAGACGTTCCTTGTTCTTTATAGATGCCGCCCTTGCTACACCTACTGCTGTACCACCTCTTCCAAACTCTTTTCTCCATTCCAATCCTTTTATGGCTTCTGCTACCATACCATCTGTTGGTACCGTATCTATGTCTGATAAAGCCTTTTCATCTTCATCTTCCATTTCCATATCATCTTCTTCATCTTCTACATATGCATCAATTTCAGGTCTAGATGTAGGATTGTCAGGCTTTTCAGTAGTTTCTGAGCCAAGAGGAAATAATGTTGCGGATATATATAAATCATCAGCACCGTCCATAGGTGATAAACCAAGCTGTTCTCTAGCTTCGTTTCTAGTCATGATGCCTTCTCTTACCGCCATAGCTACATTTTCATAAATACGTTTTGTTCTTTCTGCTAATGCAGGTATTTTGTCAATGTCAAAACAGAATTCTAAATTTTCTCCATATAAAGGCACTAACCACTCATTTAGATCTGATTCAAGTTTTCTAAGATGTGGAATAATAGTTTCTTCATACAAAGCCAATCTTGCTTCTGCCACGTTAGAATATGTTTGTGCATCAGGTACACCTACTAGCTGACTTGGAACTCCAAAACACATGGCTATATCTGTAGCTGACATATGCTTAAGATTTAGAAAATCCATATCCTTTGGACTTAATCCCATTTCTTTCCAATCAAAGTCTCCTTCCAATAATAGTGGTCTACCTGCGTTAGCTGTACCGCTAAATCTATTATTAAGGTCAGTTAATAATTGTTGTCTTTGTGATTCTGATAGATTTACCGAGATTCCTGCATCATCTTGTGGCTTAAAGATAACCGCACCACTAGGTCTTGCGCCATTACTTAACAAGTTAATATTATGTTTGCCTGCCATATTATGCTGATCTACTTCTAAAGCTGCAGCAGACATCGGTGATAATCCATAATAATCATCAAGAGGGTTCCATAGTTTTATGTGTTTGACGTCACTAAATCCGCTTCTTTCGTCTATTGGATAGCTTGCATGTACTCTGCCATTTATAACATAGTCATATCTTTCAGGGATTGGGTTTGCACCACCTTTAATTACCATTCTGTCAGGTCTCAATAAGTGCAACTCTTTTGGAGCACCTACCTCACTTCCTACCTTTAATATATATGCGTTGCCGCTAAGAAGTAAAAAACCAAAGGTACTGTTAAAGAACTCACTATGGGATTGCAAGGGATTAGGTCGGCTTAGTAAGGTGACGATAGGGTGACTATCTAAAACCTGATCCCCTGCTTTAACCATAAATGGTACCGCACTGGCACCTTTGGCTATTTCATTTACGCACCTATAGACGATGCTGTTTTTCATATAGCCTTCTTCGGCTAAATCTTCATACTTGTACTTTCTTGACTTTGATGTACCAACACCAAAATAACCAACCATATTGCCAACATCTTTTTTCTCAGGCTTGGCTGTGAATACGTTTTTTAAATTATCTAGTAATGTTGCCATTAGCTAATCCTCCAATTTACTTCACCTCTTGATCTGCTTAGTTCAGTTAATCCCCATACTAAAGCATCTAATCTGTCAGGGGAAGGTCTGGTTTCTCCAGTGTAAGAACACATTTGTGATTCTAATTCTGAAAAATAACCAACATGGTGGACTCGCTTCTGCTCATACAAGGCACTTATAGGCTCTGCTCTTGTGAGTTTACCTCTTGTGGCCCTTACTGACCTATAGGGTATATTGCCATCTATACTCCTTAAAAGTCTTTCTACCAAGTCGCCTCCGTTATTGACTTCCGCTACTATTCTATCAGCTGACCAGTCATAGAAGCAATTGATTGCTTTTCTGCCCCATTGATCTGGTGTGTATCTGCCAGAAATATCTTCCAATACATAATACCTACCTATGGAGTCTTTGCCAACTACAACTATACCTGTTTCGTCACTATTCTCATTTGCTGTCACAGCTGGATCAATAGCTACAATAATTTGTTGGAGATCTCTTTCTACATCTTCTGATAAGCGTGTTTCATCTATCATCTAGG